TCTACACCATTCCAGTGTGGATAGGACATTCGTGATAAGTGAACTGAATTCTTATACTCCATTGCATGGAGATCTAGTTCACCCTTCTTATTTAGTAAGTATTCTGTCCACCTAATAAATCTAACTGGAATATGAGGATTAAGTTTACATAAACCTTCGATTCGATTATTGAATACTTTTCGAGCATTCATCCTCTCCTCCCAAGATCCCCAGAACGGTTTCTTCATAAACATGCCAGACTGTGGTAACTTACGAGCTTCTTCCTCACATGGAAGTAATTCATAGATTCCAACGCTCCTAAGATTTACAAATTTACCAGAAGAAAACAGTTCACACGCTGCAGTATAATAATCGAGGGATAAATCAGAAGGAGTTGGCCAAAGATCTGTTCCTTCTTTAGTCTCTGTTCGACAGAAGTGATGTCTTAGATCGATGTTTCCAAAATATAATTCTACATTCTCCACCTGATCATGAGAATCATATGGATCCATGATAAATGATTCTAGTCCTGATTTAAGAGCTCCACGAAGCGTCTTATAAGGAACTGAATTAACAGTCCAACCAGGCCGGTACATACAGATAGAATGGCTATCGCCAATAACAATATTGGGAGTGACATTTGGATACCTCAATACTTCTGAAGACTCCATCCTCTTAAGATTATCCCAGTCAATCTCCTCGAATTCTGGTTTTGGAGTTCTTCCGTTTCCTTTATCTTGAGCGAGTTTCTCTTGTAGTTGTTGGTGATAGTTAGGAAATGGTATTCCCAACGAAATAACTTCACCTTTAAATAGAGTTAAGTTTCTAAAGTTCCAAGCATATGGAAATCCTTCGGTTCCTCCATATAGATTAAGTCCACCAGACCAGTCATTACCATGATATACATAGACCTTATCGAACTCGTTAAAGTCATAGCATACGTGACCTCCGAAATTTACTACAACCTCATCTCCGGTCGCCTGTTTAATCATATCAGCATAGATGACTCCCTGAGCTGCTCTATGTGATGCCATGAAGATGGCGATAGGAATAAACGGTGCTACTACTAAAGATCTTGCCAAGAGTCACCAATCCTTCTAGTCTCAAATGGAACTTTATTGACCTGATATACGTGATGAGCGGCTATCATTCCTCCTGACCACCCAAGGTCAGTATAGAATACAGCTTTATCTGCTACTCTAGACCAAGCGAGCCCCGCATCAATTCCTATTCTTCTCTCCTTAGGAATATCATCTCTAAGAATTCCTGGTTGAGTATATAGCAAATGAGATGCGATTGGAGCCTCTCCTCGAAGAATAGAGTCTCTTACACATCCTCTAGCATATTTTGTATTACGCTCAATGTTCCCTTTGTAAGGACTCTCAATTATCACGAGTTTCATTCTGATTCTACTGGATATTCCGTAATAATAGCCACTTTGGCTCCACACTTAATGACTGGGTTTCCATCTCTTGTCGAGATGATTCGAGCTACCGTATTACCATCTTTATCTTTGATAGCTATGGCGTGAGCTCTCTTGGTGACTTTACCAGAGGGAGTATTGCTTACCCTAATTGCCGGATCGGGGTTCTGCCAATTCTTCTTGTTGTTTGAAGCGATTACATTCTTACATACTGAAATATAGTTCAATCTATAAACTCCTTTAGAAGTTCTATAACTACTGGAATTTGATACTCCCAGAGTTTATAAGAATCGCCGAGCCTATTTCGAGTTTCTTCGGTAACTGCCCAACCGGTTCCATCTGGATCGATGCCTTTTACTTTACACACTCTTCGCGCATAATGTTCAATGTCACTATTAGCCAAAGAAATTCTCCAATGATGCTGATTGATTTCCAACCTCTTTAGAGATTGGAGCGGAAGCTCTAGCGTGTGCTGCTTGTGGATTACTTCGAAGTCTACAAAAAACGTTAAATTGGCAACTGCCAATCTCGATTCCAAAGGTAGTAAATCTACCTAGTTCTGTAGCTTCTGAGTGATACTTATAATCCAAGTCACTAGAAATGTCAAGGAATTTATGCTGCATATCTCTGATCTGAAGGATCAGATGCATAGTGGTCTTTGGGTTGATCGCTACAGTAGGAAAGAGATTTTTAAGAGTAGCGGATGCGCCTGGACCAGCCACCACAAAATTAGCGTCTTCATCAAGTTCTCCATGTTCAATACCTAACTTATCGAATTCATATTTATGTTCTACTTCGATAATAGAAGAGCTACCAACACCCGGCATTCGAGACAGATTAGAAGAGAAGTGGTACCCGTAGTATGGTCCTATTCCTCTCAATGCAGTCAGATACTCATATGATCCCTGCATTGTTGGCTTTGTCTTATAGAATCTGCTCCATTCAGGAGTAAGACTCTTCAACCAAGCGATCATATCAGAAGTTCTCATCTTTCTCTGAGTATGATCTGAATTTGGCTCAATTATGACTCTATTATTGAAAGTAAGACCTCTACGATCTATGATAGTTCCATTAGCTCTAGCATAATTTCTAGATGCTATTTGTAGCGAAGTTCTAAGTTCAGTAGTTCCCCAGAGCTGTTCCTTATGATGAGAGGCGAGCTCTATATTCCTCATGAGGGTGTATTCGTATTCCTCATCCTCTTGAATTCGTTTGAAATCAATGTACGGTAATTCTGTCCGAACCACGTATGGTAGATCAGATACGTGTCCTGTGATGATGGAAAGGGTTCTAGAAGGACCGTAGAACTTAACAATGGCTGAGTTAACGAGTTTGTTTTCGAACGAGACTTCAGGTCGGAAATAGAGATTTGAATTAAGCCAGATGATCTCGTCGTGGAATGAACGATTGGGGTGGAAATATGGTATTGGTCTCCCGTCAATGACAAATCCAGTACCGAAGTGTTCTTGATGTTGGTATCCCGACTTAACGTAATCTTCAAAGGTTTCATGAGTCTTCCCAATTCGTACACACCATTCTCTCTTATTGAACTCTCTAATGAATGATCCGAATTGTTTTCTTACATCGTGATCACATATCTTCCAAAAATCAGAACCATCTAGAGATAAAGCTTCTTGTGTAGTCAACATATGTTCTTTTCATTCCTAATTCTTCTTTCAATCTACAAATTTCAAGAAACTGACCTTGAGTGCATCTTCCTTCTCTTTTAATTTTTGCTTCTAATTTTCTTAGAGCTTTTAACTTATTTCTATTCTGAGGTAGATTCCAAGGTTTTTGGTCCATGCCATACATTCTCTTTATCAACTAGGTCATGAACAATTCTCACGACTTTAACTCTAGGGCACTCTTCTTCAATAATTAGAGCCTGAACTTCATCATCCTCAAAGTGGATTTTAATATCGTATCCAACATCTAAAAGATGATTTAGAGTTCTAGCCTTATGCTTTCCAGACTTTTCTCTAGTCTTGCTCTCGAATGCTACTGGAGAATAGAAGACCTTGTTATGAATATCCTGATGATCTAACCAGTAGTCAGTGTATTCTTTCTCGTCAAGAGATCTACCGGTGATAATTACATCTTTAGGTCCTGGACGAAGACCGTTGTAATTATCACCAAGATAGATTACACCATCGATATCGTATGAGTTAATCACGATCTCTTACTTCAGTTGTAGGAGTATATGGAAATGTTACGTCTACTCGGCTCTCATAGTTTGTGACACAACATCCATCTGGATCTCTCCAAACAATTCCTTCAATATCATATGCTCGACCATTTTCTTTGAACACTCGAGGAGATCTTTTATTCTGATATAGATTCTCTCCGACCTCATTCCATTCAGAATCTTCACCAGTTAACGGCGTGAGAGGTTCAAATCTCATTAGCTTCTCAACGATCTGAGTTGTAAGTCCCGCAGAAAATCCAGAGTGACCCTGATTAGCAAACACTCTAACTAGTTCTAGAGCAGCGTCAGCGATCATGTTATTATATTCATCACCTCGAAAAGACTCGAGTTCTTTTTCAGCATATTCAACTAAGCTCATATTTTCTTCTTTCTACAGTTATTTCCATGCCATCTCCCATATGCTTAGGCAACTTGTGATGTAAGTGCTTCTCTGACATTCTTCACTGGGAGGTTATTAGCAATAAGAGTTGGGGTTAACCTACGTTCGGCTAGAGCCTTGCACTCCTCGTATGCATCTTGGATCATCATTTGTTCGATTGGTGTCTTCTGAGTTGCAGCGGATGGGCCACGAAGAGAACCGACAAGTCCAAGTTCTCTAGCGACTTGTAAAAATCTTAGAGCGTCGATAACCACCCCGGCAGAGTTTGGCGAATCTTGGACAGACAGTCGAGCGTCGAATATGACTGGAGCTCCTCCGAAGCCTTCAGCTTCGATTCTGAAATGTGCGACCTTATTATCTCCATGGTACGCAATATAGCTTGATGGTCCTGCATAGATTCCATTCTTAGGGACTGGGATTCCTCGAATATCATTCTGGCTCCTGATTACGTTTTCTTTAGATATCTTCTTTGAAGCAAGACGGCTCTGATCCATCATGTTGAGGAAGTCAGTGTTTCCACCATGGTTAGTCTGTTCATGGAACTTAACCTGCATTCCACGATTGAAGAAGAGTTCCTGAAGCGCCTGACTTAGAACAGAAGCTCCGAGCTGAGAGCGCATATCATCACCAATCGCTGGAATTCCTGCTTCTTTAATTCGAGCTTCCCACTTAGGATCAGATACGATGAAGACTGGAATACAGTTTACGAATGGAACCTTAGCCTCAAGACAACCCTCAACATAGAACTCAGTAGCTTCCTGAGATCCGACTGGAAGATAATTTAGAAGGACATCGACCTTGTGGTCTTTTAGATCCTTAACTAGTTGTTCATGAGTGAGTTGCTCTGAAACTTCATCAATACGGAAAGCTTCATCCTCATCATAGTCAATCATGTGAGGGGCAACTCCGTCAAGAACGGCTCCCATCTTTACATATGTACTTCCTGTCACATCAAGAAGATCTTCTTGATCGACATTGAAATTCATAGCACAGTTTGGTTTTTGGCTAATAGCAGCAGATAGATGTCTACCGACTTTACGTGGGTCCACGTCATAGGCAAGCACGAACTCGATGTTCTCTGCCTTATATCCACCAATTTCTGGAAATGCGAGACCGTCTGTCTGACCGGTCTTAGAGTAGAGAGCGACTCCCTCTACGAGAGATTTAAAACAATTGCCCACACCAACGGCGGCAACACGAATTTTATTTTGCATTAATCTGACCTTTCATATCAGTTGTTAACCCAGAGCGGCTCTCGCCTTTTGGCCTCTTATGAGGGTAGCTGGGAGATACGACCAACGTATCTATTTTATTTATAGTGATTGTAATTTTTGGCGATATCGCTTTGAAGAATGGCTAATACACGACTCCTTCTTGCTTCTCTAGAATTTGTTGCTGGCCATTTATTCCAAGCATATTGATTAGCATAAAATGCGTCATTTACTAGAGTCCAAAGAGGATCGTTTCTATCTTCTCTTTCAAACGTTAGAAATTGAGCAATAAATTGCTCTTGTAATTCTAAAGGGTCTAAAATAATTTCGATAATTTTATCGTACTCTCTTTGAGTCAATCCCTTTTTCTGTTCTTCTAATTTTTCATTCATTCAAATATGTCCTGCATTCATCTAAACACTTATTGACAAATTTATCATTTAGATCGATTAACCAGACTGCTACTTCAAATGTTCCATCTGACTTCTGAATCCAGAATAAATCTTGCTGTGGGCAGTAAAAGAGTCTATTCATCCTCAATAGATATTCAGTATTTACTCGACACCCGGCTCCATTTTTAGTTTTGGAATATAGTGAGTGCTTCTGACAAAATCTAATAACTTTGTCGGTAAAACTCTTATTTTCACCCGGATTTGGTGTTAAGATACTCACGACATTCTTCTAAACACTTATTGATGAACCTATCATCATTAATTTGTCTATTAAGGGGAGATGGATGGGGTAGCTTGAAGTGGTCTATGCCGGCCTTCATTAGAGCCTCAGCGGCAAAATTCCCCAAGGCAACTACCCTAGGAAACTTATATAGGGCTTTCCTCAAATTGTCAAGGTTTACTTGTGAGACTTTGCATTTTCCTGGGTGTGGATAAGCATTCATGAATGTAAAAGTATCAAGACCTAACTTTTCTACCCAATCATTCAAGCGAGGGAAGGTGTTCTTTCCCTTTGCAGCTTTGGCTGATGGATTCTGACCTACAAAAGCTACGATATCTGTAGAAGCTTCATAAACCAATTCCACGCTCTTGAGACCCTCGAGGGTTGATCCAATTTCAATATCTGACATTAGTCTATACCAATATCTACTTCTACGATTTCAATTCCGGCCTCAGTGAAATAAGCCTTAGTCTTATTCACCGATTCCAACCAACGATCATATAATCTTTCAGGAAGAACTGGAGCTACAACTCTATTAATTCCAGCTTGGATCATGTGAACGGCGCACCTGTCACAAGATAAGAATGGCCAGGTGTAGAGAGTGCATCCTTTAACAGACCTCTGAGCATTCAATACAGCATTCATCTCACAATGAACGATCATTGAGTACTTAGTTGGTCTATCATTTAGTCTTTCTGGAGTATCTTTGAGACGATGTGGAAAACCATTATATCCTACTGATACGATATGTCTATCTTCGTCTACTATCACCGCTCCAGTTTGAGTAGACGGATCTTTACTCCAAGTCGAGATTAGTTTTGTTAATTCCAGGAACCGTAAGTCCCAATTCTTTTTCATCAATTGCATCCATCGTGTTGTCAAAGATCTTGTGGAAGGCACTCATATCGTGACTACCATCATCCAAGTCTACAAAAACTTGAAGGAATAAGACCACAAGAGCATAGGTCCGTCTCTTGGGATAGAACGGTGTTGGTCCCTCATATACAACCTTTGGAATCCACTTCCAGTTGAATGGATTCAGGTTGAATCTAAGAGATATATCAGAGTTCTTTAGGTATTTCATCATCTTTTGTTAATTCCAAAGTAGGAACTTCGTGCATTCTTGCTATGATGATAACTCCAGCATAGACTAAAGCTACAAATCCTATTACGATAAATGCTATCATTGTCATTAGTTAATCAATCCAAAATGTCTCTCGTAGACGTGAAGGCTTCCGACTTGCCAAATAATATCTCCAGTAGGAACATCTAGTTCTTTACTAACTTTATTCAGAACATGCTTTGCCCATGACCAATCATTTTTATATCCAAAAACTACGTCATTAGATCTCATGGTTACTACCACGTGAACCTTACCATCACGAATTAAATATTGATGAGCATTAGTGCAGATAAAATCACTCATTCCAGCTCGATTATACTCGAACTGAATACTTGGTCTAGTGTAAATCATGATTGCTCTTCGAGAATACGGATCTCTTTTAAGAGCCTCTACACAACTCATGAACTGATCACAATTCTCACCTGAGTAGATCAGATATCCGTAATTCGAATTAATCTCACCACTTGGAGTAGCAACTTGCTTCCAGATATGAGGAACTGGAGGTGGAATATCATTCACATTGAGAGACTGAGACTCATACCATTGAATCTCTCTTCTAACATAATCCTCATTAACTGTTCCGAAGATCGCCGGTTCATCTGCTAGAAATGATGCTCCCACCATCTCTACCATCTTACATCCGGTCTTATCGATTACGAAGTTCTGTTTCTCGAGTTCCGTCTTGAAGTACGTCCTGATGTCTTGGATTGTTGTTCTCTGCATTCAATTCTCTCTAGATGTTCTTTAATATCTTCTTCGTATCGATCTCCTATATCCGAAGGAGATCCTGCAACTTCAATCCTATCAATAATATTTGGATTGATCTTTTGCACGCATGTATGTTGTAATGAATCTGTGCAATTAATCTCCCCATGAGGAATCGTAATTGGACCAACATTAGCTACTTCTTTGGTATATGAAGCGGCTACTCTATTGATCCAACCAGTACCACTTTCATATTCAGTAGTAAATCCATCCTCTTCAACTTCATTTTCTACAATATTGTTATTCATTAGTATTGTATCATCAAATTTGATATAACTAGCTCTCACACCATTAAGAGGATCATCACGAGCATCTACCGCTCGATCATACTCCTCTCGAGTCATTTCTGCTTCAAGTGGAACTGGGCGATTAATCATATCACGATTAATATCTTGACCTTCCATCTTTCCACGAATATATGATACAGCGAAAGAAGCATAGTTGATGAGATCTTTATAAGTGTCCTCTAGGCCTTCGAAATTAGGTTCACTCGAATCACCATTCTCATACGTCTCAAGGAGTGACTGAGCTCGTAAGAGCTTCTGAGAGATCATATCATGAATGGTGGATACTCCTCGACGATAGTGCATTGCCTGAAGAATATTTGACTTCTCGTTCTGGTAGTCTCTAGACTTCTTGAGCTGAAGTTCGATACATTCTTCAAGTACATGCACTGATTCACGCTTTGCTGAAGACATTCTTATATCCTTTATATGCTGAAGGAGATAGGTTCCACATCAATTCAGATGCATTCCTGTCCTGTATTTTACCAATTTCTACAAGATTTGTCAACCTATAAAATTGGCAATATTGCTTATTGAAGTGATCTCGCCACTCATATCTTCGATTTGTTTCCGGATCTATGAGAGACTCTCGTATAGTTACGTAATCTTCCGGAAGATCTGGAACTTCGATGAAGATGAGTCTATCTACGGATTCGCACTTTTTAGATTGTTGTACTGGAAGACAGAAGGCGTTGAACTTATAGATTGGAAGTAGAGTCTTAACCTCTACCGTCTTTCCATCTATAATCATATCCTTCTCTGCGTCGAACTTATCCTCACTCATCGTGACTTTAAGTCCTTGATCTTCAAAGAACCTTCGAACTATTCCCTCACCCACAGCTCCCAAGGCTTCTTTACGTTGCCATGGGGTTAGAGTCATTTGAATAGCTTACCAAAGTCCTTAAAGTCAATCCTGTCTAGTATTCCATGATTGTCTGAATGATCTGGTGCGGTCCATCCTTCTGGCTTACAGAGGTCTGGAAGTCCTAGAGGATTAGGTCTATTCGGCTTAATTCCTCGTTCCTTAGCCATATTAGCGTTATGAACTCGATTCCAAGCTTCTTGAGCGTCTACATCAAAACAATCCAGTGTTCCAATAGCGACGACACAAAGATCAATCATGGCATCTACGATATCTTCTCCGGATTCGGCATTCTTTGCTTCATCTAATTCTTCTTGCAAGAAGTTAAGTCGGAACTTTAGCATCTCACGAAGCATCTCAGGAGTCATCTTGCCGATGGCATCATGAAATCCGAATTTATCGTGCATATCATAGTTATCGAGCCACCATGGTCGATCAATATAGACCTCCATGTTTTCATCGAAATCTGGTGAGAAGGTAATATCTAGTGGTGGAAGAAAATCATCGATATTGATGATATTACTCTTCTCTTTTTCATTGTCATTATCGTTCATTCATTAATCCAGTTGGGTGGTTCTCTATTTGTCCATTTGAACAAGTGTTGCTTATGTTTTCTGTAGTATTCACGATAGTTCTCTACTACAGTTCCGATCTTGCATTCATCAGGCATACAAGAAGGAGGTGGAGTCCAATCCCAAGCCTCTAGTGCTTTAGGAGGAGATTGAATGTCATACAACATTCTGAAACAAGCGTGTTGCTTATTATAACGATGAGTATACTCTCGAAGTAGTCCATCCATATGATCTACAAGCCAGTTGTAATTCTCAACTGACTCTCTAGCCCACTTAGCACATGGATGATTCTTGTGAGTAGTTCTGTAGAAGAGATCTTGACGGTGATCTGGGAGTGGATCCCCATCAAGAATTCGATGAGCTGTTGATAGTAGTTGAGCACTCTCAAGGATCATTTTAACACAGTGTCTATCACACTGCATCTGAGCAGCCTCATAAGGATCAGACGACAACATGAAGATATTCATTTCGGTCTCTTAAATATGTACTGTTTATATGGATGGTAGTCATTTTGAATATTCATACATGCCACCAGTTCCCATCCATCTTTACCAAGCTCATTGAGCTCAAGCCAACCTACATATCCATCTTCAGATAGAACATTATACTCCCACTTTTGAGTGTTCATTACGCCTCTTCCACAGTTTCCACTTCTTTAGTGCTGATTCGCGATGAAATGCATTAGCCCTCTGTAACATAGTCACTCCATCCAGATGATCAAGCTCATGTTGAAATACTCTTGCAGACATTCCAGTAAATGTCTGAGTATACGTCTCACCATCTGGTCCTTGGAATCTGACCTTAATATCTCTAGGACGCTTTACTTTTACGAGCAATCCAGGGTATGAGAGACATCCCTCCTCGAGAACTACACTAGTATTACCTGGAATAACCACTCGAGGGTTAAAGCATGCAAATGCTGGTTCTCCCTCCATTACAAACACTCTGAAGTTATGCCCGATCTGGTTAGCTGCAAGACCTATTCCATTATTGTCTCGCATGAACTGAACCATCTCGGTGGCTAGTTCTTCTGGGTCAATGGGAGGATTACTAAAGTCAAATGGCTCTAGAACAGAGTGTAGAAGTTCATCTTTATAAGGAATTAGTTCCATTAATCGCCGTACTCACTTCGTATAGAATATATCAGCGGCTCTAAGAATTCAAAAATTGATGTAGCATCCCATCCACTATCAAACAATGATATGACCGAATTAAATACTGTTTCTTCTGTAGAGGACTTCCAGAATCCTTCTGGTCCACCAAGAGTTTCGACTATCTTTTGAGCTTGATCTTGAGTATTCATTATAGTCCTGTCGGAGGTTTTCTTCCCATGAACTGTTCAATAGTTCCATCGGGCTTATGCTCGTAATTATAATGGATTATCTCGAAAATGTCAAGGATAAAAGGTTTATCTAGAAAAACCATTACATCTCTCATATGCTTGGATCCAGGTGACTTTCCATCCCAAATGATAATGGCGCCATCAGCATATTGGCCCATTTGAGTATTTCTAATCGGTCCAGCGGCTTTACCGTTTTTCTTCCAATCGGCTGGAAAGCGAGCTATCTTTACTCTATTTTCATTAGCCCACTTTTCTCCCAGTAGATCGGCTCCACGAGCCGTTCCTGAGACTACCTCAGTAATCTCACCATATTGATCTATAAACTTTGTTACAAGTGATTCTAGTAGTCGAAGATAATATGGTTCATTCTCATCAAGAGATCTAGATCCGGCAATTATGACTCTCATTACGACATCCTGCTAAAATTTTTGTTTTTCTCAAACTTGATCACATTATCAAACTTTTCAAACAAACTATCTCCATTATGAGATATTACAAATACATTAGTATCTGTTAGAGAACCAATGATCTGAAAGAATGAATCCTTAGCATCTTGATCGGCTGATCCATCTAATACTTCATCCATAATCAAAAGATTGGTATTGATAGAATTACGTAGCTTGGCTATTGCTCTCCAAGTGAATAGGACAGCTAAGTTAATCCTCATCTTCTCACCTTCAGAGAATGAGTGATATGAGAATTCATCCATATGACGAGCTAGAATAGTCTCTTCAAAACTCTCATTTAGTTCAAAATTGATAAAGCTCTCCATAATCGCCAAATACTTATTGATAAGCTTGTTGATTACAGGAATATATTGTTTAACTATCTTTGCTTTAATTCCTCCATCTTTAAGAAGAGGTCCAACGTGTTGATACACTTGCTTCTTCTCATGGAGTTCTTTAAGAGTTGAGTCGATCTTCTTTACCTCTTCTTTCAAGAAATCGATATTGGAGACATCGTATTCCTTAGAGGTCTTATTGAGTGACTCTATCTCTTCATTAAGCTGTTCAACGTATTCATTCCATCCTAATATCTTAGTGTTCAGCGCCGATAGTTCTAGATTTACATCAGTAATTTGTTTATTAATTTTTACAATTTCATCAAGACGCTCAGCCGATCTTTGATATTCCTCATTGAGCTTTGTTAGACCTTCTTCTGTCTCGGTAATCTTCGTGGTCTTAAGAGTAATTGTCGACTGCTTGAATTCCTCATCAATATCCTGCTGACATGTAGGACAATTGGTATTGTCATGAAAGAAGGATACTTCTTTCCGAATAGTCTCTACCTTATGAGATATTCTTGTCCTAAGATGATCTAAGTTCTTCAACTTCTTCGAAATAGAAGCTTCATCTTTAATCGATTCTCTTAAAGAATTCAACTCGTCTCTAAGATCCTCTATCTCATGCTGAGTAACATCAATTTGTTGTTGAGTAGATTTAAGTCTATCCCTCTTCTCTTCTAGTTGCTTCTCTGCACTCTCTTGAAGTTCAGCAATATGCTTCTGACTAAGTTTCAGCTTCTCGGATGATAGTTCTTTTAATCGATCTTGATCATAGATGGCAGAATTGTTATCATTAACCTTCTGAACGAGGAGCTTATTCATCACCGTAAAGACTTGAAGATCTAATAAGTCCTCAATGATCTCTCTACGATTTCCAGCTGGAAGAGCCATGAAGGGCTGATAAGTTGCTGATCCAAGAATAACAATCTGACAGAAGCTCTTGAAGTTGCACTTAATGATCTGCTTCTCTAGAGTGTCCTGGTATTCTTTTGCTTTAGCATTCTGATTTAGAAGCTTACCATCTTGATATACATCAAATACTCCAGGTCTATCTCCTCTTCTAATGAGATAAGGAACTCCAGAAATTCGAAGTTCGCACTCGACTAGAAGTCCTTTACGTGTAATAGAATTATGAAGCTGAGGCTTATTGATATTTCTAAACGGTTTTCCAAATAGAGCATACGTAATGGCATCCAGCATAGTTGACTTGCCGGCGCCATTCTTACCAAGTACAAGAGTAGTTCTGTCCTTGTTGAGGATGATTTCTGTCCATTGGTTACCTGTTGAAAGAAGATTACGCCAACGGATCTTTTCAAATTCTAGCACTACTTAATCTTATTCTTTTCATGTGCTTCTGCTAGACATTGTTCTGAACAGTAGTTATGAAATGGTATTTGGAGTGGAACGGATCCCATTACACCCTGAACGAGCATCTCTTTATTACATTGTTTGCAGTTGAGCTTAATCATTCTATCGTCATTGCCTCTTCATGAAGTTCTTCTATAGTTGAATAGAGCTTATCTTTGAATGGAACATTCATCTGATCGATAGCCTTTTGGAATATCTCTAGAGTTCCTTCGGCTTCATCAATGATATCTTGATCATCTTCTAGGTTAAGGTTCATATGATCTTCAACCACTTGAAGATCAATGACTCCAGAACTCTCTAATTTTTCGATGAAACAGTCAAACCAATACGGATTAGTCTTGGACTTTACAATAACCTTGACTATCGTATCTAGATATCCGGATGTATCAAAGTCCATGATTTCTTCTAGAGACATTTCTGTGTCATCATAGAAGATCTTCTTGAACATACTAATAGGATTCCTAACAAATGTCAACTGTCTCGTTTCAGTATCAAAGATATGGAATCCACGAGGATCATTAAAATCGGACCAAGTATACTCGCATGGAGCTCCGAGATAATGAATATTACCATAGCTCGATCTAGTATGAAAATGTCCAGAGCATACTAGATCAAACTTAGAGAAGTCACTTGGATCCTGTCCTCCATGAGACACCGAACCCTTGTACATAGCGAATCCGGATATCTCAAGGTGACCAAGAGCTACTGTAGCATCCGTCAATGAGATCATACTCATCGTCTCTTCACGATTTTCAGAATTCATCCATGGCAGGAATAAGATCTTGCACCCATCGAATTCTACTTCCTCAGCCTTCTCATACCAGTGAAGCTTGTCGGAAGTATTCATCCAATAGAGTTCTTCAATTGAATTAAGAGAATTTGTATTCTTAAAGAATACGTCGTGATTACCAAGGATGATATGAAGATCGAATTCTGCTAAAGCCGGTTCAATAAAGCTCTTTCGTAGAGCTCTTGCCGAAAGGAAATTGATATACTTTCTTCTATCTACTAAGTCTCCGAGATTGATGATAGTTGTTACACTATTCTCTCGAAGATATGGGAAGAAAACTTCTGAATAGAATCTTGTGAAGTATCTGTGGAACGCGGGATTATCGTTCCTGACACCGAAGTGGTTGTCGGAAGTAAGGGCAATCTTCATACTATTTTGATTCGATTTTCGGTAAATAGGAAGTATAGAGCCTCGACTAATGAAGGCTCATCATTGAATTGAAAGTAGTAACGCTCGCCATCTATTTCAAGGAAAGCATCGTTCTCCCAATAGTCGATATCAGTGATCTTATAATCAGGCATGCATTATTATATACACGCGCGAGAAAATGTCAAGGATTTATGAGATTTATTCATCTTCCTGAAACTTCTCTACACCCTTCTTGGTCTTTGTCTCTTTCTTCTCATTAGCCTTGGCTTCGAATGCCTCAATGATTCTATTAGAGACTTCGTTATTCATCTGATTGATTCCAACGATTCCGGCATCGTCACCATGAGCGAGCTGATCGAATAGGCCAGACTCATGGAAGGACTTATGTTTGATGTAGACTTGCTTCTTCTCCTTTTGAATTCTTCTAACAAAAGCTCTCCAGGCGATCAGAGAAAAGTATCCAAATGGATTCTGCTTTTGTTCATTTGGATCGAAGTTATCTACTGCCGCTAGGCAGTTTTCAATCGCGTCTCCAACCATCTCTTCTCGATAGGAGTAATTAATGAAGTTTGGTCTATATGATAAACGCTCACAGAGAAGATAGAAGCACTCTCCAAGATAGTTATTGATCTTAGGCTTCTCTTCACCATTCTTCTCGGCTTCAATTGCGGCCAACCTGTACTTAGTCATCTCGACATGGAATCTCTTCTTGTCGATGTAGTTATTAGGTGTACGCTTAGTTTTCTTAGGTGGTTGCACTTTTTTCCTTGACAATTTTCGTGTTGGTGTGTATAATAAATTGGGGTTATGAAGTAGTGTATTAGATTATTACTAGTGAATGGTATGATCAGTATCCTTTGGAGATACTACTAGTTCACCAGTCTTATATGCCTGAGCAGCATTCTGATATTCAATGATTAGTCCAACCATCTTCTTAGTCATATGATGTAAGTTCTCTTTATATGCCTCGTCTGTGATCTTCTGGACCTCAACGGAAGCGTCATAGAACTTAGAGAATTCTTCCGTCATAAGAGAGATGGAGATGATAGATTCAGAAGCGATAGGAATTCTTGACTCCTTTCCTCCTGTAATAAACCTAACTAGAGCTGATCCCATTCGACCATCTTCGGTTTCATAGTCTTCCCAGATGAGTGGATTGTTGAGAATTAACATCTTAGTGTCTGCATCCTCTTTATTAGCGGTTCCATAAACCAGTTCGCCTGAGGAGATCTTAACTACATAGTGGCTCATGAGCTTAGCCTTATCTTGTGAATACGATAGTTAAATTGTTGTTCCGCATACATCTTAACTCTCTCAATGAAGTGTTTAAGTGTATGGTTCTCTTTAGATTTATATGATAGATCATCTGCAATATCATACAAGGTCAGGAACTCCTTGCTATCATGAAGTCTTAATCCACGTCCAATAGACTGAAGGACTTTGATTCGGGTCTTGGAAGGATGGGCGAATATGATATTGTGTAAGTTCTTGACATTGACTCCGGTTGAGAAAGTACCAATAGAACAAATAACAATCGCATCTGAGTGCGTTTCAAGCAATTTACGAATTTCTTCACGATCATCGGTTGATACGTCTCCTGAGACATAGTAGACTGGTCTATTAGTAGAATTCTTAATTAAATCGTACAGAATCTTACCATGATTATCGACATAACGATACATCACGAAAGTATTTCCAGTTAGACTCAGGGCTAGGTTCTTGATGAATCTTGATCTGTTCTCATGAGCTATTAAGAAGTCAATCTCACCCTGATAGTCTGTCTTATTCTTGTGAAATAACTTTTTCGTCTCTTCTGGATATTGTAGTACTAGAGCATCAATCTTTAGTTTAGCGATAGCACCAGAGTCCATTAGAGCCTTAGTGGTTGTCACTTCATATGTCTGTCCAAATAAACCCTCAAGGACTAGTTTATTCGTCTCAGTTCCATCAAGCGTTCCAGTAAGTCCAACCTTGTAGGGACATTGAGTGGTCTTAGTCATGATAGTAGTCAATGACTTAGCCTTGAATGTATGGGCTTCGTCTCCGACCACGAGTTTAAATCTATCAAACCATTTCTTTGGAAGTTGATAGATTGACTGCCAAGTGCTTACGACGATGGGTTTGTCAGTATTCTTATCGTGCCCGGAATAGATACGGTGTACAAACTTTTCAGAGTCGAATCCATAGTCCTCGAAGTCTCCGAACATCTGGTTGACCAAGGTTGTGGTTGGTACGATAACCAAGGTTGGTACTTGGAAATACCTGATGAGGAGGTAGATGATGAAGCTCTTACCAGACGCTGTAGGTGATAGTAGGAGAGAGCGTCTCTTCTGGACTGCATGTATGAATGCATCGACCTGATAATCTCTTGGTGGAAGTGACGGGTTAAGATCTTCGATAAACTTGACAGCGTCTTCTGGTCTAAATTCGGTATCTCTGAAGGAGTCCGGAAAGTTGAAGTTATACTCACGGTCTTTACAGAACTTTGCGAGTCTCGGGAGGAGTCCGACGTATAAGAGACCGGTATATGCATTGAAGAGTCGTATTTTCCCGTCCCAGCATCGGTTTTTGAATGCTGGCATAAACTTGTAGCCGGGCACAAAGAATGTAAAATAGTCGGAGATTTCTTGAGCGATTCCAGGATCACATCTAACTCTGAGGTTAACATCATCTAGGTATTCTACTTGTATTGTATCCATTATGAACCATTTAAGAATCTTTGCCAATCTACAGCAGTTCGAATCTGATATCCCATTCTTGAGATGATATCCACTATGGATTTTAGTGTATCGATCTTCTCTTTCTGAAGTCCAATCTTCAGAGATAGAGCGATGATATCCTTATCCGCCTCTAGATATCTACCAACTTCTGTCTTGATAATTCTTCCTCTAGCTGGAGAGTCTTGAATCCACTCCTTTGGTGTGTCTTCTGATGGACCATCAACATAGAAGTCATATTTGTCAAACTTCAACTGCTTGTATTCAGCCTCATACTTGGTCAAGACCATTCTCTCATGAGACAGAATACGGATATATTTAGCGTGTAATTTCGGGAGGTCTAGAGCAATATGGTCTAGCTTAGTTCTATCGAGTTGGGAGTCTTTATCCCACTCGGAGAGAATATCTTCGAGTTTCATGGAACCTTTATTCTAGTTGTACGATCGATCGAATTATTCTATATCATACGATCGAGTAAATGTCAACTAGTTTTTATTGATTTAACATCATAAAGGGTATATCTGAATAATACTTTTGCCGTCACTACCGGCTGGTCTGGATTAGTAGTTGATAGTGTTGGAGCAGAAATCATTATTGGAAACGCATCTCTGAATGTATATTCAATGTTAGCATTTCTATGTCCTGTATTTGTGAACACAGATATATCAGAGGTCAATGATTCCCATAGGCTCTTGTACTTATTATCACCACTAGTCACTAGATTTTTGTATTCATCAAATGATGATGGGAATCCCATTCCACGCATCCAATCATACATCTCTCTCCATCCCTGAAGATTTTCATCGACCAGGAATACTACAGATAGAGCTTCCCACTCGATATGATCACCAGGAACTGGAATAGTCGTGAATGGATTATCCTCTTCCACTGGAGCTAAGTTGATAGATGGAAGAGCCACTGTCTGAACAAAGAATGATAGATACGGCGCTTTATGAAGAAAGAACCTAAACTCATTGGGATTAAGTAATGAAGTATTATCTGGTGCACAAAACTGAGTCATTATTTTTCTCTCTCACAAATATATAAAAACTTTGTAGATTTCAGTAGTGCTTCATAGAGTAGATTATTACCTTCTTTAGTCAGATGAAATTTTCCATTACCATCAGGACGAGCTAATTTATTATTCTTCATCTATTCCACTCCTGTCCATACTATTTATTTCTGATACAAAAAGGGCGGAACCGAAGTCCCGCCCGAGTTGTGTCTGGTTATCCCAGATCTTACATTAGATTTGCGACCGACGTTAGACGGTAGTAAACATTGGTACCAGCATTTAGAGCACCAGAACCAACGGTTAGACCCTGAGCATATGGGTTTGCAACCATACCGTAACGAGTCTTGAATCCGATCTTTGGCTGGAAGCTCTCTGGATCCACTGCACGAACCATCTGAAGTGGAACGTATGGGCAATAGAAGATACCAGCATCGGTGAAGTTTGCACCCTTATATCCAACAGTGATATAGTTACCACCAATTGCATATGGATCGATGTAAACCTTGATTCTACCGTTTAGAACACCAACGAAGGTATTACCGGTATCATCAACCTGCATGTTGTTATTACGATCGAGAGCTGGAGTGTAATCTAGAACACCGGCCATCTGAAGAGCTGAAGCTACGTCAGCCGAACAGAGAACGATGTTACCCTTACCTCTACGAGTCTCTTTTGCAATAATGTTGCATTCACGCTCAAGCTGGAACATTAGACCCTTAAACTTCTCAACTGACCAACGGCCGTTAGCGTCGGTGTCAAGATCGAAAGTACCTGCAGTAGCAGTATCGGTCTGTGAACCTGGCTTTGCGACGATGTTAATCGTACGAACAACTTCACGGTTAATCTCGGCGAGAATTTCCGTTGAGAGGATGTTTGAGAGTTCTGTCTCAGCATCTAGACCGTGAACAGCCTTAAGATCCTGTGCGAGTTCCATGGTGTACTCAGCCTTTAGAGCACGTCCCTTAGCGGTAACCGTGACCTTCTCGATGCTGAATGCCATCTCGGCAAAAGCTGAGTTAGAATCGGTTCCTAGAGCTTCGAGCTGTGCCGTGCTCATACCAGAACCAGTGTTATACGTATTGGTTACACCGGTTGGAAGCTGACCAACGTGATTCTGACCAACTGTGTTATTACCAGAAACAACAGATGAGAAAGCGGTGTTAACTTCATTGTAGAAGTTCTCGT